CTGCGCGCCAGAACGTCCGTGAAGGACTACGCCAATGGTAGCGAAGACGATGGAGTCCGAAGCGAAGCTCGGGATCGTTGCCCCGGCGCGCAGCGCTGACGCGGAATCCGACGACGACGTCAAGGCCACGGCCAAGGAACGCCGCATCACGAAGAAGGACTGGGCCAAGGTCGAGTCATTCCTCAAGGAAGAGTTGCTCGACCGAAAGACCTCCGACTTTCGTAAGATGGCCGAGCGGAAGTGGAAGGAGGTTGATCGCCAGATCGAGATGGAGCCGCTCATCAAGGTCTCCCGCGACGGCGCCGAGCCCGACATGGGCTGGCACAACGTCATCGAACTGGGCGAACTCTCCAAGGCGTCGGAGAACATCGCGGCCGACATCCGGCGCATCGTCTTCCCGCAATCCCGATTCTGGAACGAGCCGCACGCCGACATCGACGACTCGCTACCCCTGAACCCGATGGGACAGAAGGACAAGAACCCGAAACTCCAGGAGTCGGTCAACGGCCGCGTGCGCGCCTTCATGTCCCAGCAGCACGAGGACTTCGGCCTGAAGGACCGGGTCGAACTCTCGATCAAGGAGGCGCTGCACCACGGCTCCTTCGTCGTCGAGGCGGACTGGTCGGAGCAGGAGTTGATCTTCGGAGGCACGAAGACGAAGACCATGGGCTCGCCAGTGTGGATACCCCACTCCATGTGGAACTGCTACCCCGACCCGTCCTCCTCCGTCATCGGAACGAATATGTTCTACGAGGGCTCGATGTTCGTCGAGTCCTACATGCCTCGCCACAAGACCGAGCGGCTCGTTAAGAACTCAAAAGATGACGGCTGGATGCCTTCTCAGTGGAAGAAGGTCTCGAAGGACACCCACGTCGTCAAGGACCAGAAGACCAAGGACGTGAAGCTCACTACCTTCGTCGGCGACATCAACATCGAGCGCGCGGACGGGGACCTCTACTTCCCGAACCACAAAGCGATCCTTGCGAACGGGACCATCGTCTACATGGCTCCGTCCAAGCTCCCGCACTCGCCCTACATCTACAAGGGGTACGAGCGCTTCGACGTGCGCGACCCGTACTACCTCTCGCCGATCATCAAGCAATCGCCGATGCAGAAAATGGCGACGATGCTCGGGAACAAGATCATGGACGGGGTCGAGCTCCAGATCGAACCCCCGATCGTCTACGACGGCAACGACCCGGACTTCGTCGTGAACGGCGGCCCCATCGTCGCTCCGGGCTCCAAGACCTCGACGAAGGGATCGAACGCATTCTCCCAGGTCCAGATCGGGGACCTCGGTATCGCGCTCCAGATGTTCCAGCTCTGCCTGAACGACATGAAGGAGAAGCTCGGCCGCCCGGGCAAGCCCGTCGGCGACCGCGCCACCGCGCGCGAGGTCCAGAAGTCCGAGCAGGACCAGGAGGCATCGCTGATCGGATTCATCGACAAGCTCGAGATCGCGCTGCGCTCCTTCCTCTACATGCAGCACAAGCTCAACCTCGACAACCTCGACGACTACTCCTTCTACTCCCCCGAGATGGACGACCCGGACTTCCTGCGGATCAAGCGCGCGGACTTGCCGAAGGAGATCCACTTCTCCGTCGTCGGAGGGCGTGGCGTGCTGGGCGAGCAGGAGCGTTCCCAGAAGATGTCCATCGCCGCGGCCTTCCTGCTAGGCAACGAACACACCGCAGCTATGCAGGACGGCGTCGCGATCTCGAAGCAGATGTACCAGGACGCCGGGGTGAAGAACCCGGAGCGCCTGCTCGTCGTGCAGGGCCAGGAATCCCCAGAGCAGCTCAAGGCCCAGCTCGGGCAGGCGAAGCAGATCATCCAGAAACTCGGACAGGCGTACCAGAAGGAGAAGGAGAAGTCCGAGGTCAAGATGGCGAAGATCCACGCCGACTCCAGCGCCAAGCACGAGAAGCTCGTCACGGACCACAACGACCGCGTGCAGGAACTCCGAGCCACGATCTCACTGGAACTCGCGAAGCTCGGCGAGGCGAGCAAGCAATCCATCCGCGAGCTCAAGGCGGACTTGCTGCGGGACTTGATGGGCCACATGGTCGAGTCCTCGCACAAGAATGCTGACCGAGCGACCCAGGTCATCGTGGACTCCTCTGGCCAAGCGGGCTCGGACATCAGCACGCACATGAAGGCCCTCACCGACAGCCACGCAGAACTCATCAAGGCGGTGAAGAAGCCCCGCAAGCTCCGTCACACGAAGGGCAAGGACGGCTCGTACACCACCGAGGCACTGGATTAACTTCAGGAGAACACGATGGCAGCAGGCGACGTTCATGTATCAGCAAGGTTCGTGGAGAACGCGACTTCGACGAACACGACCATCGCCTACAGCCTACGTGCGTTCGACGTTCGTGGGACCGCATCGCTCGGCACGCTCAGTTCCTCCTTCACTGGCGGCACGGAGTTCGGCACGACTGCCTCGACACGGATCATCAGTGCGGGCGCGATCACCGCACTCCAGATCGACCAGATCTGGCGACTCGTGTTGGATATCGGAGCGCACGCCGCAGCGCCTACGGTCGCCGGGACCTACAATGGCCGCGCCGGTACGAATGCAGCGACGGACTTCGCGCTGACCTCTGGCCTCACGACGGACCTCAATCCGTGGTGCGAGCTGAGCCGCAACCTCAACGCGACCGTCTTCCAGAACTACCTCGGCTTCGCGTCGAAGGGACTCTCCCTCACTGAGAACCCGCGATGAGCTTCAAACAACTCCGATCCGCATACTTCAAGTTCCCGCACGTAGTCCCGACTACTGGGCCTACTACGATCAACATGGCCGTAGGGGCGTGGACATGGGCGGGCGTCGCGATGACCATCGCGGCCGTCACCACGATCAACATGAACGTCGGCGCCTACACTTGGGCCGGCGTCAAGGCGAACATCCCCACCGCAATCAACATGAAGGTGGGTGCATGGAACTGGGCAGGGACCAAGGCCGCGGTCGCGAAGAACATCAACATGACCGTAGGGGCTTACAGTTGGGCTGGGGTGAAAGCAAACATCCCGACCGCGATCAATCTGAGAGTCGGGGCCTACTCATGGTTCGGTGTAAAGGCCGCGATCGCCACCAACATCAACATGAATGTTGGCGCTTGGAGTTGGTCAGGAACGAAGGCTACGTTCGGCAACGCGATCCCGATGACGGTCGGGTCCTATACATGGGCTGGCGTTCCGGCATCGCTCGGCACCAACATCAATATGGTCCCAGGCTCGTACACTTGGGCGGGTGTAAAAGCCACGATCGCAGGCACGACCCCAGTCGTAGAGCCTACCGGCTCCGGCGGCGGTGGGCGATACTTCGGCTACTACCCAGAGCGCGCGCGAGAGGTACGTGCCGAGATTCGCTCCCTTACCAAGGAGAAAAAGCGCATCGAGCGGCGCTTCAAACTCGCTCCAAACAATGTCGATCTGGCGCGCCTCGCGGAGTTGCTGACGCAGCTCCAGCAACGGCTCAACGTCCTGATCGCTGAATACGAGGAACTGATCCATGTACAAACAAAAGCGCCGCAGGCCCAAGAAGAAGACGAGCTCTTCCTCGTGAACCTATTTTCCAGGTCCTTCTACAATGACTAAGCCCGGCGACAACGCCTGGATGGCATACGCCAAGTCACTGTGGGGCGCGCACGAGTACAAGGTCGTGGTAGAGAAGGTACGCTCCCTCTCCCCCGTAGTCCCGGTCTTCGACTACAAGGGCGCATCGAACATCGAAGAGATCAAGTTCAAGCTCGCGCAACGGGATATGCACGCGCTTGTCATGTCCATCCTTATCCCTAAAGGAAACGAAAATGAGTAACGAACAGACGAGTCAGGAAACCGTCGAGAAGACAGAGTCGTCCACTATCACCGAGGACAACATCACCCTCGATGACGTGTACCGCGACGCTGGCCTCGACAAGATCGAGACCCAGCAAACCCAACAACAGCAACACTCGCAGCAGCAGACGCAGCAGCAACAGCAGGATCGTGAGCCTTCAAAAATTCCCGATCCCTACGATTCGGAAAATTTCAAGGCTTACATGGCTCGGAAAGACTCCGAGACCACCGCTCTCCGTTCCACCCTGGGCAACGTAGCAAACTTCCTGACGACCATGCAGGCGTCGGAAGCCAAGAAGGCCCTGGAGTCCGACATCAAGAGCGCAGTTGAGAGTGTCAACGAAACCGTCGGCCATCCCAAGCCCAAAGTCATCGAGGCTCTCCTCGACGCCGAGGCGCGGGAGAACCCGAAGTTCAAGGCGATCTGGGACAACCGGGCTAAGAACCCCGTTGCCCTCCAGAACGCCCTGAAGATCGTCGCCAAGAAGTTCGGCGATGAACTCTCGGTCAAGGTCGATCCGGCACTCGTGGCGGCTCAACGCGCTAGGAAACTATCGCAGCAACAAATGGCGACGACCTCCGCCGAATCCGAGCAGTCACCCCAGGAAGAGCGGCTCGCCGCAGCCCAGGGTTCGGACTTCGACGCCGAGTGGCAGAAACTTGTCAGCGGCGGGAATTAGTCCCCAGAAAGGAAAGGTAGCCGCAAGTGGCAGCACTCGTAACCACCAATGCAACGACCCTCGTTCAGCCGGTCAACTTCGTGCTGATGAAGGGTCTGTTGCAAGCTGCACGCAAGAAACTCCCGTACTTCAACGGCACGCTCCCCGGAGAACTCATCAAGAACGGGGGCTCCAGCGCCGTGAAGTGGGAGCGCATCAACAACCTCACCGCCGTCACCACGGCGCTGGGGGAGGTCGTGGGAACGTCTTCGTTCCTGTTCGGCCGCTCGCTCGTCACCCCGACTTACTCGTCCGTCACCGCGACCGCCGCGAAATACGGCAATGCCATCCAGGTCACGGAGGAAGTCGATCTCTTCAACGTCAACACCAAGGCCGCGAGGCTGCTCGATACCCTCGGCGCAAACGCCGGGGAGTCACTGAACACCATCGCGAAGGCCGAGTACGACAACGCGACCAACGTCCGCTACTGCAACAACGCCGCGGGTGGCGCAGCGACGGCCTCGACCTCCTTCGTCATCTCCAAGATGGCGACCACCGACCTCCAGAAGGCCGTCAACACGCTGAACGTCGGTGCGGCGATGCCCTTCACCCCGATGGCAACGGGGTCGCGGAACATCGGGACCAACCCGATCCGCGCGGCGTACTACGGCATCTGCCACGTCGATGCGGAGGAAGACGTCCGCACCATGACGGGCTTCACGCCAGTCGAGACCTACGGCGGCTATACCGAGACCATGCCCTTCGAGTTCGGGCATGTGAACGGCATCCGCTGGTGCTCGACGCAAGTCGCGACGATCTCGCTCTCCGCAGGCAAGAAGACCGCCACGGGGTATCGCGGTTCGTCGAACATCCTGAACGACGTCTACACGAGCTATGTCTACGGCCGTGAGTCCGTCGGGACGGTGGGACTGGGGAACATGCACGCCTCCAACTCCTACGAGATGTACAACCCGAAGTACCCGCCTGCGGTCGAAGTCATCTTCAAGCCCGTGGGCTCGGCCGGGGCCGGCGATCCGTACAACGAAATCGCCTCGCTCGCCTGGAAGGCGTGGTTCGTCGCGAAGATCCTGAACCAAGCGTGGATCTTCCGCCTGCGCCACCTCGCAACGAAGCTGTAACGTAACCGGAGGGAGGGGCCGAAAGGCTCCTCCCCTCACTGACATGAACGACGCAACACTGCACCTGAAGAAGAAACCCGCACCGATTGAAGCGGGGGATAGCTTCCTCGTGGCGCCAGCGGTTCGACCCGCCGTGCCGAGTCCAGTCGATAAGGGCGACTCCCAGATCGACGTCGAACTGCGTCTCCACGGAAAGCGATTCTTCTTCCGCTTCGACATACCCGACGCCCAAGGCTGCGTCTCCGCGACCGACATCGACCACCACCGCATGCTCGCTCGCATGATGAGCGCTCTGGACGGTCGGTTCGGGAAACTCCGTTTGAGGGCCGAGCTATGAGCATGGACTTCATCACCTGCGTGAATCGCATCCTTCGGATCAACGGAATGATCCGCGGGGACACCGATGCCCTCGTGACCTTCAGCGATACCTCGCACAACTCCTCCTCCCAGATCGCCCAGATCGCGGTCCAGCAGGAGATCACGGAACTGGCGTCGCGTGGCAAGTTCCCCTCCCAGCACAAGATTACCTCCACCCTCACGATGGTATCCGGGCAGCGTTCCTACGCCCTTCCGGGGGACTTCATCCAACTCTGGGGTGACGTAGCGTTCTTCTACGACTCCGTCGCCCAGTTCACGATCCTGATGTTCCCCGGAGGCGAGAACAAGCTCCGAACCGACATCCTGACGTACCGCACGGACCCGGGCTACCCGCTGTGGTTCTACTTCGAGCTCGCAACGACCCAGCAGGTATCGTTCTACCCCGTTCCTGACGCGCAGCGTAACGGGCTGTCCCTGGCCTTCGACTACTCCGCCTCGGTCAACGTCCTCAACTCGACCGACCTGATCCCGCTCGCCACGACGGACCAGCAATACGCCTTCACCGACATGGCGGCGCGGCGCTTCAAGTTCCTCTTCGAGGGCAAGGTCGATGTACCGATCGGCACCGACGAGGTCTACCGGGAGGCCCGATCGCGCCTCTTCGCATTGCTCGGCTGGAAGCAACCCTCGACCCGCTACGGCAAGATCTACGTCGGCGGGCAGGAACTAATCCGGTACTGACCCGATGCCCC